TGGATTTGAATGGCACCGTATCGGTTGAAAAAAGTTTTAATTATTTTCATTTCAAATTTCCCCATCAAAATACGAGTACCGGATGCTCCCAGCATCCATCAAAAACACATTTCCTTGTTTTTTTCCCGGCCTGCTTTGCTGTTTTTCCCAAACATATAAATCCCCGACTTCTGTTTTATAAAGATCAAAGCCGTTGCCTCTCGCCTCAATAAAATCAGCAATCGTTTCGCGCGTTTCAATAACATTTTCAGGCTCCGCAACCCAACCGGTTTCTACGCCAAACTTATTGCAATTCCAAACGCTTGTTGCGTTGCAAAAATCTGTAGTATTCATTATTCAACCCTCGCTCTTTTTGTTGCTATATTGTGAATTTTTATCCATTGGGTAGGCAAGCCGAAACTCGCGGCAATGTTTTGCGTTGCAAGTCGCGGGTTATCGTGGCGGATGCGTGCGTCCTTTAATGCAAACACGGCGGCGCTAATCACTTTTTCGGGTATGTACATTACGCGGCCTCCGATTTCTTGCGGCGGTTATTGTAAATTGCAACAAAGGGAATGACAGCGAGCGGTATGAGGCACCCTAGGGCAATGCCGCCGATCATGTGGAATAGAGCCGGGTCAAACGCCGCGCCAACAACGTCGCTGGCTAGGTTGCCAATACCAGCGCCAGCAACGGCACCCACGCCAACCTGTAGCCGTTGCGGCAGAAAGCGCTCAATTTCGTATCCGGTGACGGCACCCGCTATCAAAATAGCGTTGTCAAAAAATCCAAAAATCAATCCATCCATCTTACACCCTCCCCATTGCCGCATTAAGCGCGGCGTCTAATTCGGGTGCGATGAACAGCAGCGCGTAAAATATTGCGAACATTGCTAACAGCGCGGCGGTTTCCGTTAATATTTTTATGCGGTTGCTCATGCCGCCACCTTCAACTCATCCTGCTGTACCGCCGCAGCGTCAAAAATAAACTCGGCAGCCTTGCTAGCCTTTGCCGCAGCCTGAAAAATAATTTTCGGTTCGTCTTTCAAACGAAGCATCCAATTGGCTAAATACTTGGCGTGATCCTCACGCGGTGCTGGCGTGATACCCAGCGATCCGCACATCATGGCCGCGCCTAGCTCGGCGCACAGTTCCTCTTTCGCGTAATCTTTTCCGCCGTGAGTTAGCGTAAATTTGCGGTCACAACGTGTCTTGTGTCCCGTCCAATGTGTTAGTTCATGCAATAACGTTGCGGCGTAATCGGTCACGGTGTCGAATTGCGTAGCGCGTGGCATATTTACAAAGTCGCGAGCCGGTGAATAAAAAGCGCTGTTAGGATCATTAAAGCGCACGTCGCAACCGGCGCGGCTTGCCAGTTGATCGGCCAGCGTGTCCGGCTGGTCTAGTTTGGTGTGGTCTACTTCGTCGACGATTGTTGGGGCAGTGTAGCCGTCTACTTGATCCGCATTAAACACTGAAAAGCTACGCATTAGCGGTATGATTTCTTCTTCACCGGTTGCCTTGTCTTTGAATTTTAGCGGCTTGTATAAAATAACCATTGTTCCGCGTTCGCCTTTGCGTACTTGGGCGCTCATTTTCTTCCATTGGTTATACGTTCCCCAATGGTGTGATCCGTAATCCCCAGCGGCGCGGCGCATACCCAGTATGAGAAGGTTTATGCCGTTGTATTGTTTGCCGGTACTCATTGACGTGGGCAGTTGTCCGGCTGGCGTTGTCCAGCTTTTGACCCAGTCGGTACCGCTGGTTTTCATGGCCTCAATAACTTGATCGGCTATCAGCCGGTGTATTTCTGCGGATGTTCGTGCGTTTTTTTGTGTTACAATCTTTTTAGCCATTTCTGATATTCCTTGTATCTGTTTTGGTTAGTACCGCCGAACCGTTAGCGCGGGTCGCCGGTACGCCCACTATATAACAACCTGTTATACCAAGCGCAACAATAAAATGACCTGAATGTCATTTTTTTAAAATTTTACTTGCCAACCAACTGAAAAAAGAAGAGAATTATGTAAAATAGGGATGACCTATGGCGCAACGTCGAGGCGGTGGTAAAAACCGCAAAATTACAGCAGAAATCAAAATCGAAATTGTCGAGGGAATGGCCTCAGGTCGCACCCTTTTAGAAATGTGCGAAAAATTCAAATTAAACCGGTCCGGTGTTTGGAGAGCGAGGCAAGCCGATGCGGAATTTGATGAACAATTTGAGCGCGCGGCTTGCAATGGTATCGGTACGTTTTTAGAAACTGCCAAACGCGACTTGCAAACAGCGTCTAGCCGTGACGATATCTTAAAATATAAAGAGCTATTGCGTCATGCGGAGTGGATGGCAGAGAAGCGGCTTGCAATATTCCAGCCAACACAGAAAGCCGAGGTCACACACAGCGGCCCGATGGTAATTGGCTGGCAAACGATAGACGGGCAATCGACGATTTTAAATGACGAACAAGTCACCGGTCGCGCGCGATTAATTAGTTAAAACAATATATTTTTTTGTGATTAAAGATGGTGCAAGCGGCATCAAACGTCATTTATATTAAATAAACGGCTAAAAACCGCCATTGATATACAGGTATTAGACCTGAAAATACATCATTGGGTAGGGGGTCTTTAGGCAGGGGTACCCCCCCCGCCACCGCGCGCCAGACATATGGTCCCATTGTCGGGTCGACTAAAAGTGAAATTTTGAAACATCAATGAGATGCTTGATACCTAACGTCTTGACGGCAGCGCAATGCGCAACTCTGGCCGCGACAACAGGGTATCTTGCTTGGCAAGACGACAGGCTGCTTCCTGTCCTCTCGCGCCTGTCGTCTTGCCTACCTAACGCTGGCTACGATCCACCTTCGTATGTGCGTGTAGAGCAACGTGTAGAAGGGCATGGGTGGCACTGCGACAAGGGCAATAACGGCCATATGGATTGGTGCGGATACACAGCATCGATCCTCCTTTCGCCGCCAGAGGACTTTAGCGGCGGTGTGTTTAAATTTGAGGATGGACAGGAGCATAATCATTACCGTGACCTGCTGTATTACAGCAGCGACGAGCGCCATATGGTGCAGCCGCATCGCGGTAATAGGAAAGTGCTTTTGATGTTTATGAATGAGCCAACCAAGAACGCTGAATAATGTAACAATACCGTATACTCCTCGTACACTTCAGGCGGTGTTTCACGAAAAATCCAAGCGCTTTAACGTTGCAGTGATGCACCGTCGCTTTGGAAAAACGGTAATGGCATTGAACCATTTGCTGCGCGATATACTGCTTTGCCAGCAGCCTCGTGCGCAGGGGGCTTATATAGCGCCGACGTACACGGCTGCTAAAAGAATTGCGTGGCAATACTTACGAGAATACGCAGGGGTTATACCCGGAGTTAGATTTAATGAGGCAGAGCTTCGCTGTGATCTTCCTGATGACCGTCGTATATATTTACTTGGCGGCGATTCAGCGGATGCTCTTCGGGGGTTATTCTTAGATAGCGTAATTTTAGACGAATACGCTGATATGAACAGCCGTTTGTATCCAGAGGTAATACGCCCTGCTTTGGCTGACCGCCTTGGTAAATGTACGTGGATTGGGACGCCGCGCGGAAGCAACCAGTTTAAGGAGATTTATGATTACGCCCTTCAGCAAGAAGAAGATGGTCATCCTGATTGGTTTTCCATGCTTTTTAAGGCGTCGGAAACGGGCATTGTTAAGCAAGAAGAATTAGATGCTGCGCGCGAAATTATGGATGAATCGCAGTATCAACAGGAATTTGAATGTAGTTGGACAGCAGCATTAGTCGGCAGTTATTACGGACAGGCACTTGATCTAGCGGAAACTGACAATCGTGTTACGAATGTCCCGTATGATCCTAATCTGAAAGTTTCGGTCAGCTTTGATCTCGGCGTTGCGGATTCAACAGCTATTTGGTTTTGTCAGGAATATCCCAGAACGGGCGAGATAAGGCTGATCGATTACTATGAAGCAAGTGGCGAGGGGCTTCATCATTATGTGCGTGAATTGAATAGTCGGCCTTATCATTACGACAAATACTATTTCCCTCACGATGTCATGGTGCGCGAACTGGGCAGCGGCAGCAGCCGTTATGAAATGTTAATGGGGTTAGGTGTACGCCCTACTGTTGTCGCTAAGTTAAAAGTACAGGACGGCATCGAGGCGGTGCGTGGTTTGCTTCCTCGCTGTTGGTTTGATCGAAAACATTGCAGCGAGGGTTTGAAAATGTTGCGCGCTTACCATCGCGCTTGGGATGCGCGCAGAAATGATTGGCGTGATCGTCCTAACCACGACCACAGCAGCCACAGTGCGGATGCTTTTCGCTATCTTGCTGTCGGTCTACGCGACCATGATGACGACGACACTTATACGAATATGTCGCGTTCACAACGATTAAGCGATGGTAGGCCAGTGATAATGACGGATTATGCCGACAGTTTCGCTTGAGCAAACGACCTATGCCGATGCTGCTTTTGTAGCGCGTCGGATGCGTGAAGGTGATGCAAATGAAATATTGCCGCTGTTGTTTGGCGGTGTTGAAGATTTAGCGTTAGCGTCTGCATATGCGGGGTATGGCAGAACGGCTTTTTATGACAAACGCCCTGTTGCTGTTTTTGGCGCTGTAGAAACGCACCCGACTTCTTGGAGCATATTTATGTATGCCACGGACGAATGGCATCGGGTAGCTGTGACCACGACGAGGCATATTATTAAGGAAGCAATACCCGAAATGTTGCGGCGAGGTGCTAATCGCGCTGAGTGTCGGACACACAGTGATTACACTTGGTCACATCGATGGATAGAAATGATGGGAGCGCAACGCGAGGCCGTGATACCTGAGTACGGCAGCAACCGCGCCACCTATTACCAATACGTTTGGCTACGCTCTTTTTATGATGAGGTTTGATATGTGTTTTTCATCCCCTGCTCCACCGCCACCTTTACCTGATCCGCCTCCGGTTCCCCCACCCCCTACACGCGATGACCCTGAAGTAGTTGCATCTCAGCGTTCAGCGCGCAGACAGCGTATTAATGCGCGGGGTCGTTCTTCTACTTTATTGACGGGCGGTCAGGGCGTTACAGATGAAGCAAACACCGGATACAAATCGTTGTTGGGTTCGTAATGTGTACACCTGAAATATATAAAACGATGGGCGGGATGCAGACTGGCGGCAAAAAGCCACCTCAAAGCTCTATGGGCGCACGGTTAGATCAGGCTCAACGCTCTGCGATGTCAACGGCAGGCGGCGGTACCTATCAAGGCCGCACCATTATGCAAGGCGT